TTTAAGTTTGTTGGAGCGCCTAGAGTTCTATTTCCTGCTAGAGTTACCTTATGAACGTTACCAAGTGCACAGTTAGTAGCTACTGTTGCTGCATCCGAGAGGGTATTTGTTTCTGAATAAGCTTGACCTGTTGCCTTGATTTCTGTGAACTCGACATTATCACCAGTGCCTAAGCCTGTGAGTGTTCTTACCTGAGTCCCTGTTAATTCAGCTACTATGCCACCTGCACCGCCTACATTGCCTAAAATCCTGTCATCAGCAACAACATTTTGCATCTTGGCATATGTTACGGCATCATCATCAATACCCGCAGTTGGTATCCCTGTAATGTTTGTCCCATCAATAGTTGGTGAACTTCCGCTGGTTACATCCTGGTCAATAAATGAATGATCTGAGCCGTCACTAGACTTGTGAGTGGTGTTTGCTGCTACAGTTACGGTATCCTTAACCGCATTGTTAGGGCTTATCTTCTTGTTGACTCCTGCGACTGTACACTCTACCCAATCTGTTGCTGGGTTGAGAGACGTTGCCTCTGTCATTGCTGGTATATTAATATTAGCCATTATACGGGGAAATCTCCTACTCTAGTATCGCCAGTGTCAGTGACTCTAATGTCTCCTGTATCTGTATCTCTTGTTTTTTCTTCTAGCTCAACAGCAGCAGAAACTTTGTTTGCTCTGGTCCTAAATCTAAACCTTTTAGCCACTCTAGAAACCCTCTCCAGGTATCACATGTACAGCACTTGTTGAAGTTGCCGAAAGTAACGCTATATGAGTATGATCTTTGAATTTGGTCAATGAAATTTGTGTCAAAGATAGCAATAGGTAATCTGCTGCTGTTGCTGTCACAGTAGAATCTCCAGTTCTTACATAGACAATTTCCGCTCCTGCATTGGTTACAACTAACGAATCCCTTAAGTTGGTATCAATCGCATACGCTGTAGAACTCGTGGTAGCTGTCTGCAAAATCGCTCTACCCCAAGCCGGTGAGAATGTTTTTTCTTTCATTATGCTATCCTATACCAAGAATTTGTAGTTGAATTATATTGTAATGTAAAATTATCTTCAGCAGCTAAAACCAGAGGAGCACCATAAACTTTAGTTGCTCCATTTCCATTTACTGTGAATGATGTTATTTGTAACGAAGAAGTAACAACGATTTCTTGACCATCGGTTGCGATTGTGCTTAATGGTAGTGTTATCGTTCCAGTAGCCAAGTTTCCAGTTGGTAGCAATATAAGCCTAGTGCTTGTTCCATCCTGCCTGACAACTGTAGTGAATCCATCGGCAACTGTAGCAATTTGCTCTAGGGGATCAGGAGAAGCAAAAGCTAGCTTGATCCAGTCCATAACAACAGTTAAAGAAGCTAGTCTATAATCTGAGTTTTCACCTGAGGCCATAGTGAACATGTCACCAGAGGTAATTTTATCTAATCTTGAAAGTCTTGTGCTCATGTTTTATAGTGGCTCTAAAAAGGAGTCTGGTCCTACTTCTAATTGTCTTTTTTCTTGTCTTATAAAAGGGTCGTCGTAAGTTCTCCAAGTCTTATGTCCTGCACCTGCTGGCATTGTCTTGGGCATTCTCATTTGAGGAGGCATAGCTGCAATGGATAAGAGGGTGTTGTATCCCTGTTTAGCCACAAACTTAGTTTCAGGAGATACTATTTTCCCTATGATTGTACTAATCCTTATAGCTAGATTTGTAACCACCGCTTCATTTGAAACATCTGGAACTCTAGTCTCTTCGTCCAGGTCGCTATTCTCTGGACTTGTTGGGATAGGATAGAATAATCTAATGCCTTTCCCATTCCATTCAGCCATCATTCGATCAAGTCGCTTAAGGCCCATTTGTAAATATTCTGGACCTATATCAAACTCATTAGTCCCTAAGCCTATCTCTGCGAAAGCCTCAGTGACAAATTGGCGTTTGGTGTAGCTCATTTATTACGCCTTTTAGAAACTAAGTATTGCCAGCTTACGCCGTATTTTTTGGCTACATCTTTGAGTTTCTTTCCGCTATCAATTAAATAATTAGCTTCTTCAAGTTTCTCCGGTGATAAGCTACCGTTTGATTTTATTGGATCTTCCACTTTCTTAACTACCTCATAAACTTCAGTAGGAATTTCCTCCTGACTGGGTAATGTTAAGGGCAATCCTTTTGCGTATTTATTAACGCCTCTATTTTTCTTTACTCTCTTCTTAAAAATTGCAGAAGGTCCACATAATTTAGCCGCTTCTTCGATACTTTTGCTCCATCCCTCACTAAGTCTTAGTTCAAGCTCGTCTTCACTAGTTATCTGTGAATACTTGTACATGACGCCCCATGGCAACTTATGAGGTCCCGGGCATTTGTATAAGAAAAACGTATCCATTTTGTGATCCTTTTGCATATAGAAAAAAGGCAGACCCGAAAGCCTGCCCGTTTTATGTTAAGCCTGGTTGAATAGTAAAATTCCACTCATCTCTGGCTGCTTATTAACAACACCAAACAGTGTATCAAGACGATACTTATGCTTCATTGTGTTGATGTCATAGAACTTCTGAAACACCAAGTCAATACCGCTTGCTGTAGTCTCTCTCATGATAGAAACACCCGCACCAGCATCAACCGCATATCTACCCGGAAGAATCTCTAAAGCATCTTTAGCCCAAAATGGGTTTATAGCTGAAACAGTTGTATTCAAGAATACGATTGCAGCAGTTGCTGAAGTAGTTACGTCAACATTTTGATATTGAGCTTCGGCATCAGTAGACCCTTGATTTGAAACAATAGGAGGACTGATTGTCAAAGTTGTTCCAGAATCATTACTGATAACTCTGAAGGTCTTCAATTGACCCGTTGAGTTCTTAGTGATGTGATGCAGAGCTTCAACTCCAGCGATTGTGAAACAGTCACCAGCAACAACATTAGTCGTTGAAGATATTGTTATGACTTGATAACGGTTGTCCACGTTGCTTACTTCGCCTGTTCCTGCTGTACTAGTAGACACTGGAGTATGGAAGTTAGAACCACCAACTTGTGTATTAATAGTAAGAGAGCCACCACCAGCAGCCGCCGTAATGCGGTTTGCATAGTCAAGTTTAGCTGTGTGAAAACCTGCGATATTACCGACATAGCCTTTTTCGTAAGCTTCATCTGATTTACTGTTACCAAAACTTCTAGAAGCTTGAGCCAAGTTACCAGCCATGCCGTTATAATCACGACTTGCAAGACATAAATAGCGATCTTCAGCGTCAATACCTTGTTCATTCATGATTGAATCACATAGAGCAACATCATCATAATCACCAGCAGCAGTAGATACAGGCACAACTAGTGTACTTTGTAGTGCGGCTACGTTCATGATTGCAACGTTTACATCTGAAGCTAATTTCTGAGCAGCTGCTTGACCTAAGCGACCCTCTTGAAGTTGGTCTCTAAGCTCTTTAGCATCTAAAACGAAAGGAGATGATTTCTCAAAACCTAAAGTTGCAGGTACTGAAAGCTGTGTTTTGTCGCCAAAATTAGCAGTCTGATCCATGCCGTTAAAAGACTGAGCGATATAAGGTTGAGGTCTCCAGATTATGTCTGAAGCTCGTTCCATAGTTGTGTCAGAAGTTTGATACTTTCTAACTTTCTTTGCAAGCAATTCTTTATCATCAAAGCCTTCGAGGATTTGCTCGAATGCTACGACTTCTTCTTTACTAAAACTATTAGCCATTTTTATCTCTTTTTAAATATTAGTTTATGATTTGTTTTTCATTTGTCTTTTGTAAGCCATAACTTTCGCTACGCTTCCAGATTTTACAGCTTCCTCTCTCAATCTATCAAGATGTGAATTAGAAGCTGAACCAGATGAATTAGCCGATCCTGTGATCTTGCCTTCAGGTGGAGGGGTTGGTCTTTTTTTGGTCATTTTCACGTCTTTCTCCAGTCTTGCCAACGCAAAGATAAATTGCGTATGGTTTTTTATTTTAGATAATTCTTCTGCTCTCTTAGGGTCTCTACCTATAGCGTATACTAACAGAGCGGGATTTGAAGCGCCGTCTATAATATATCCTCTTTGCTCGTCGCTTAGAGTAGAACGAACCACATCTTCAGCTTCCTCAAAATGTTTAACCTTAAGTTCACTTCTGGAGGTCTCGTAATTATCAAGCTTACTAGTCCAAGCCTTATTCTGTTCGTCGACTTCGCTTTGTTGTGCTTTTAGATTTTCACTTTGTCCTCTTTCCCAGTCTTTATAATCAGATATAGCATTTTCAAACTTACCTTCATCATAATCACAGCCTTCAAAGGTTGGCTTTGTTGGTGGCTCAGGAGATTCTGCCCCTCGTCCACTTTTCAAATTCAATATCTCTTGCTCTTGCTCTTTTACTATTTTGCTAAGTTTTCTATTATCCTTACTTGTTGTCCTTGACTGCTCACGAACTGTTTTTACCCAAGCTGGCGCTGTTGAATCATCTTCTTCTTCTGATGTTAGCGACTCATCACCTATAGAGATTTCTACTTCATCAATAATTTCCTCACTTTCCTCAATTGGTGCTGTGTTACCGTCTTCTGCTACAGCTTCATTGTCTTCAATGATTTCCTCATCGACTTGATCGATCACTCCTTCTTCTGCTAATTCTGACATAAAATTTACCTTAATTGACCTAACTCCCCACCTTGCGGCGCGGGGGAAACCGTTTGCGGTTGAGCATCTAATTTAAGTTGAATAAGCTCTTCATTGATAGCTTGATTCACCTGGAGGCTCATATCTTGTTGTGCTGACTCAGTCTCTGTTACGACTTTCTCAATATCAGCTTGTGTTTTGTCTGCTTGAACTCTTTTCAATTCAGCGTTTGCGATTGTCTCGACTGTCTTAGCTCTTGCTGCGGCTGCATTTGCTTCTGCCTCTTCAGCTGCTGACTCTAAGTATTTATCGTTAGCTGTTGGCTCTGCATTCGCTGCTGCCTGTTCAGCTTCTGCAATATCGTCATCCGTGGGCTTCATTGCACCCATAGTAACGAGTTTCTTTCTAAAGAATTCTCTAATGTCGCTTATGCCTTCGCCTTCCATATTCATCATAGAAGCAGCAGACAACACTTGTAAAGTTTCAGGATCAGTTGTTACTTGCATCATGCCCGTTAAAGCCTTTACTGTTGCAGATCTTTTAGAGCTAGATGAAGGACCAACTTCAGCGTTGATGTCCATTTTAGCTTGAGAAATATCATTTAAATATTCAGTTTCTCCGGTTTCTTCATTGACTGTGCTTTCCATCAACTCAATCATTGATGAAGTACCACTAGCAGAAACCCTTTTCATTTTACGGCCTTTATCAGTGTATAAGTCTTTAGCCATTGAAAGCCAGATTTCGCCTGATCGTTTCATTGCTTTGGAGAAATTGGACATATAGATAAATACTTGCATATCAAGTCTACCCTGCACTAATTCGACAGCTTTGCCACTCACATTTGATTGAAGTTGCTCACCTGCTTCTTGTGAACCGAGCACTTCCTTCATATCAATATCTGTAATCTGTAGAAGCGCTGCCATTGCTGGAGGTATTTGCGGAACTCTTGTATAACCTACAGGACCTGAAGGCATTGGTTCGCCATTGGGTCCAGTGATAGGGTTTATCAATAGGTAAGGATAATCCGCTATGTTATCTTCTGACCACATAACTTGATGGCCTGCAATCTGCTCGGGTGTAACAATAGGTTTTTCAACTGTGCTTAAAGAGGATATTTCTCCCAGCTTTGACAGTTGCATATTTTTAAGTCTTTGAGCATCCTTAGCTAATCGGACATGACCCATACATCTTTCAATGTTGTCTACAAACCAGCGTTTCCCATAGCTAGGAACAATAGGAATCATCTTACCCGCAATTATTCCTGCATCTTCAAGAATCTTACCACCTGACAAAATGTATTTGTGACACTGACGGCAGTTGATTTTCCTGCGCCTAATCTCTTTTGAACCTGTAGCTAGTAAAGTCTCAAGTATTTCAGGGTCTTCTTTTAGCTCTGATTCTCTATGTCGAACTTCCTTTTCGTCTAAACCCTGGAATATAACAACTTCATCGGTGATATTCTCAATAACATACAACTCAGCGACATAGACAACATCTGGAGTGCTCCAGTCAAAGACATAGTGCGGCACAGACTTAGGCCATGACGCCGGGTCATCGTCCCATTCTTCTTTATAAGCTTCAGGACTTACTGAAGTTATGACGAAACAATATTTTGCATCAGATTTGTCTTGCTTCTTTGCGTCTAAGTCAAAGAACACAGAAGAATCAGCATCATAAATAGGCTCAAATCTAATGCGTTGATAGTCGTCGTCTGCGTCTTCATCATCTTCATATTCAGCCCTTAGCCTCCAACCTCCAATGCCTCCACCTACTCCCTCTTCAAAAGCATTATCATAGCCTTCTTCAGCTGAACTGTCTTGTTCATCAGCTCTATATAAGTCAGTACAAAGGTCAGATAGTTTGTCATTTTCAGACTTTGAAGTGAAATCTACGGATATTCTGTTATTTCGGTATTCATTAATTATTCTAATGACGCTTAAGTGGACTTTATTG